TGGCAGCCGATTCAGCCGAGCCAAAGTCTATTGCTGAATTAAGAGACGAGCTACAAATACCGCGTATTTATGGCGTTAAAAAAGGACCTGACAGCGTGGAATATGGCGAAGAGTGGCTAGACGATTTAGATTTCATTTGTATTGATCCAGAGCGTACACCAAATATAGCACGAGAGTTTGAGAACATCGATTACCAAACAGATAAAGATGGCAATCCAATTCCACGTTTAGAGGATAAAGACAACCATACTATCGATGCTACACGCTATGCGTTCGAAGAAGATATGCGTGGCAGCACATACAGTTTTGATTAGAAAGAGGTGAGAACATGAGTTTTTTTCCGTACCAGGGTGCTGTTACAGACACAGACGTCATCAATGAGAACATAACAGCTGGTGCAAACAATGTCATAACAGATATTAAATGGCTTGAGAACGAGATTAATAAGTATAAAAAGTCAGAGAAACGTAAGTGGATACTGATAGGTGAGGCTTATTATGAAGGCGAACAAGACATTCTAAAACGGGAACGATGGGTCATTGGTAAAGGTGGAAGGCTAGAGGTAAATAAAAACCTACCTAATAATAAGATACTGGATAATCAATATGCCAAGCTCGTAGACCAAAAAGTTAACTATCAACTAGGTAAACCAATAACAATTGAAACTAAAAGCGAAGAGTATCTAAAGAAATTACAAGACATTTTCAATAAACGTTTCCACCGCACATTAAAAAGTGTTGGACAGGATGCATTGAATGGTGGTCTTGGCTGGCTTTATCCGTATTATGACGAAAATGGTGAGTTTGCCATCAAACGTTTCCCTCCATATGAAATCATACCGTTCTGGAAGGATTCAGAACAAACAATTTTAGACTTCGCAATTCGTTTATATGCTGTAAAAGAGTACGAGGGTGATAGAGAAGTTGTAGTGGAGAAAGCAGAAGTTTATAGTGCCAAAGGTGTGGAACATTATCAGTGGTTCGCAGGGCATCTTGTAAAGGATGTAACAAGATCCCAAACCCCTTATATAACTATACGTGATGGTGAAAATGAATTAGGTATGAACTGGCAGCGAACGCCTTTAATTCCGTTTAAATTCAATAACAAGGAAATCCCTCTAATCAAGCGTGTTAAATCACTACAAGACGGCATTAACGTCATGTTAAGTGACTTTGAAAACAACATGCAGGAGGATGCCAGAAATACAATTCTCGTTCTCCATAACTATGATGGGCAGGACTTAGGTGAGTTTAGACGTAATTTATCTATATACGGCACCGTTAAAGTACGATCAGCGGATGGGGCAAAGGGTGGCGTTGAAACACTAACAATTGAAGTCAATGCAGACAACTACAAATCTATCTTATCGCTATTTAAAAAGGCTCTTATTGAAAATGGGCGTGGTTATGACGCTAAAGACGAACGTATGGAAAATAACCCGAATCAATTAAATATTAGAGCCATGTACAGCGAGATTGATCTTGACGCAGATGGTATTGAAACAGAGTTCCAGGCATCCTTCGAGGAGTTGCTTTGGTTCATCAATGTTCATTTAGCTAATACAGGTCAGGGTGATTATGAAGGTGAAAGTGTAAATATCATTTTTAACCGTGACATTCTTATTAATGAGATGGAAGTTGTTGATGTATTAAATAAATCACCTTATTTGTCTGAAGAAACCAAAATAGCGCAACATCCATATGTGAAAGATGTTCAACAAGAGATGCAGCGAAATAAGAAGGAGCGTCAGGAACGTTTGAACGATTTTGACGGCTATGATGACCATTTTAAAGCAATGAATGCAAAGTCTGGTGATGATAATGGTCAAGAGTAGAGATTACTGGCGCCGACGTTTCGAGATGTTGGAGCAAGGACAGCATGAAAAAAGTGAGGCATACTACAGAGATCTTGAAAGAGCCTACATCAGAACCATGCAAGAAATCGAAAAGGATATTGCTCGATGGTATCAACGCTTTGCTAAAAACAATGAGATCAGTCTTGATGAAGCCAAGCAGCTCCTTAAAAGTGATGAATTACGTGAGTTTAGATGGACTGTTGATGAATACATCGATTATGGCAAGAAGAATGCTATCAATCAAAAGTGGATGAAACAACTCGAAAACGCCTCCTCTCGCGTCCATATAAGCCGTTTAGAGAGTTTGCAGTTACAATTACAGCAACATGTAGAAAAGCTGTATGGTGGGCAAATTAAGGGCTTTGAGCAATTGATGAAAGAGGCGTATCAAACTCAGTACTATCACACTGCTTATGAGGTACAAAAAGCTTTCGAGATCGGTTTCACATTACAGGCATTAGACGAAAACTTATTAACTAAAGTAATCAGCAAGCCATGGACTGCCGACGGTCAAACGTTCAGTCAAAAGATATGGCGTGATCGTAACCTCTTGCTAGATACATTGCATACTGAACTAATTCAATCAATGGCTCGTGGTGAAGCTCCTGATCGTATGATTAGTTCAATAGCTAGAAAAATGAATACTTCACGTTCTAACGCTGCTCGGCTTGTATTAACCGAATCAGCGTTTTTTAGTGCATCTGCTCAAAAGGATGCGTTTGGTGAGCTCGATGTAGAAAAGTACGAGATTATCGCCACATTAGACAGTCGTACAAGTAGTATCTGTCAATCGATGGACGGTAAGGTGTTCAAACTGGCTGATTTCGTACCTGGTGTTACTGCTAATCCATTTCATCCAAGATGCAGGACCACAACGGCACCATGGTTTGAAGATGATTACAGTCAGCGTATCGCTCGTGGTAAAGATGGCAAGGTGTATTACATTGATGCGAAAATCAAATACCCTGAGTGGGAAGCGAGGTTTGTGGCATAAAAAAAGGCAGTCTACTATTCTGTATAACTGCCAAATCATTTAAACTATTTTTCGTATTGTCTCATAGAAACTATAGAACTAGTTTTATATATCTTTGTATCATACGAATCTTCGTCATTTATTGTAAAGAAGTCATTTAACGCAAAAGTCGTTGTTAGTTCAGGGATGTATCCATCATGCATATGAAAGTAATCATCCAATACTATTGGAGCAACTTTTGAGCAATATCTTTCTCCATTATGTTCTGTTAACCTAATTGGAAAAATTAAAGTATCTTTACCTATTGTTATCTTTTCTCCATTAGAAAAGGAGATTTCAACTTCTACTTCAAACATAACTATCACCTCCTTGAAATTATTATAAAGGAGGTAGAGTGATAATTAAATATGGTTGATATGTCATATTTTGTGGTTCCGTCTTTTTTAACACATGTAGACGGTAAAGAACAAGTGTTTAATACCTAACAGGTCGTTACCTGTAAAAAACGAATTAGGAGGCTACTCAAATGAAAAAAGAAGATTTAATTGCAATGGGATTAAGTGAGGAACAAGCTGATGCTATTGTTGGTAAATATGGAACGATGATTCCTAAAGAACGCTTTGATGAGGTCAACAAGGCGAAGAAAACGCTTGAAGATCAAGTGAAAAACCACGAAATTCAGTTGAAGGATTTACAAGACAAAGCAAAAGGTAATGATGAGCTACAAAAGACAATTACTGATTTGCAGCAGGCTAATGAAACGGCCAAAACGGAGTACGAACAACAATTGAAAGACGAACGCATGGATGCAGCACTGAAATTGTCGTTACACAGCAAAGTACATGATGTTGATTTAGTAGCTGGCCTCATTGATAAAACAACAATTGAATTAAGTGAAGATGGAAAAGTCACTAAAGGACTTGATGAGCAACTTAAATCGTTGCAAGGATCAAAGTCCTTTTTATTTGTGCCAGAAAAGCAACAACCAACATTTAGAGGGTGGAACCCCGCTGGTGGTGCGGACAGTGGTACAGACACAAGTGACATAGGTTCTAACTTCGCGAAAATAGCGAATGACAAAGGCTCAAGTGACGCAAGTAAAGGTCCATGGGGATAAACAATAAGGAGGGCTATATATGCCATATGTAAAACCAATTGAAAAATTTCAACGTGTAAATTTCCTAGCATCATCTAAGGTGCAGGCATTTACCTATTTAGTGAGTGATGTAGGTGTAACTCCTGATGCAAACGGAAAGAAGATCGTTAAGGCAGGAACTATCTTACCTAAAAATGATGCTACCGCAGAAGGTATCCTATATACCGATGTCGATGTGTCAAGTGGGCCACAACCAGGTTCATTGATTGTTGAAG